TTTCTTTTCGCCTGTTACACCGGCGCCGCCTATTGCGATCTAATGGCACTGAACCGTGGGCATCTTGTCTGCGACGATGAGGGCGCCCTTTGGCTGAAGTTCAACAGACAGAAGACAGGCGTCCTCTGTCGTGTAAAGCTGTTGCCCGAAGCGCTCCGATTGATAAACAGACTGTCTGATGAAGGAAGGGACACGCTGCTTCCTCACATCAATTACCTGACCTATCAATCGCGTCTGAAGGTTCTCAGGCTGCGGGCCGGTATCGCGCTACCCATCACCTCGCACACCGCCCGACATACCTTTGCTACGCTCATCACCTTGGAACAGGGCGTGCCCATCGAGACCGTCAGCAAGATGCTTGGACATAGCACGGTGCGCATGACCGAGCGATATGCGAAGGTGACACCGCAGAAGTTATTCGAGGAATTTGATCGCTTGATCGCCTTCACCGAAGATTTGCACCTAACCATTTAACCACAGACCAACATGAGAAGTACATTCAAGATCCTGTTCTACATCAACAGACAGAAGACGAAGACAGACGGCAAGACGGCCATCTTTTGCCGCGTCACCATCGATGGTAAAAGTACGGTCATGACAACCGGCGAGGAATGTCTTCCAGATGAATGGAACAGCAAACAGGGTATAACCGGCGAAAAGAAAATCAACCAACGCCTCGCAGCGTTTAGAGAGCTTGTGGAAAAGGCCTACGCGGAAATGCTTACGAAGGACGGCGTGGTCAGTGCAGAACTGCTCAAGAACCGCTTGCAGGGTGTCGCGGCAACTCCAACCACCCTTTTGGCCATGAGCGAGGCGGAACTGCAATCCGTGAAGACATGCGTGGGCAAGTCAAAGGCTGAAAGCACCTACCAAAACCTGATCTATTCGGACAAGCTGCTTCGGGCGTTCGTGAAGGAAAACGGAGGGCGAGACATCCCCCTCGCAGGCATTACGGAAGATCTGTTTGAGAACTTCCGTTTCTTCCTAAAAAAGCGTGGACTGGCGACATCGACCATGAACAAGCACCTCTGCCGATTGAGTCGATTGATGTATCGCGCGGTAGACTTGAAAGTCATCCGCTGCCATCCTTTTGAAGATGTCACCTATGAAAAAGAGGAAAGGAAGATTCGCTTCTTGCAAAAGAGCGATGTGGCCAAGCTCGTGGCGCTGAAAGTAAACGACAGGGAAGCCGAACAGGCCCGACAGATGTTTCTCTTCTCCTGCTTCACCGGACTGGCCATTGCGGATATGGAGAGATTGAAGTTCTCGCATATCCAAACGGCGGTCGATGGCCGGAGGTATATCCGTAAGGAACGGCAGAAGACGAAAGTGGAGTCTGTCGTGCCGCTACATCCGATCGCGGAGGAGATCCTTAGCAGATGCCAAGAGGAACAAACGGTGAAAGAAGAAGGCGACGACCTTGTCTTTCCACGCAGTTGCAGCCGTAGTGTGATGAATAACAAACTGAGCACCGTGGGTAAAGCCTGTGGCGTCAGGCAACGAATCTCTTTCCATATGGCGCGCCACACGTTCGGAACCCTGTCGCTCAGTGCTGGCATACCGATAGAGAGTATTGCCAAGATGATGGGACATGCATCCATATCTAGCACGCAGATCTATGCACAGGTGACGGATAAAAAGATCTCGGAAGACATGGACAAGCTGATCCAAAAGCAACAAGCGGCTTCAGAGTGATCCCTATGCGGCCGCCCTAACATGCCTTTTTCCTTTCACCGAATAGATCTTACTACGCAACTACAACGGATCCTAACAGATTGATAAAATAGAAGTTAGAATGTTGCAGAAGCCCGAAATCCTTCATGCTACCTTCCTAACTACATAACACGATTTGAGAGGGCTCTGCACAATCTACATACCCTCCTCATTCCTTTTCGGAGTCATTTTTTTGAGTGTCGATAAGGTGAGTTGAGAGCCCTTTGAGGGGTTTCCTTTCTCCCTTCCGGGCCTCACTTGGGGCTCGGAAGGGGGAAGTTTTCAGCACTATAATGAATCGTATGAGTTAACCGAATAGGTAGAAAAGCTAAGAGGAGGAATGGGGTGTGCGAAAGTACATTCAGGCATCTGTACATTTGTTTATGCGAAGAGGTCCTATTTCCCCCCCCCCCCTTCTTGTCGGATTACCGCTTCCACCTCCCTTGTATAGTCAATCAAAAATGGATAGCGAATTGAGTACGCGGAAGTTCAGAGTTAGAAGCGACTCCAACTCGTGTCCGATAAGACGCGATGTTGTCAAAGGATTTGAGCACCGCGTCTCGAAATTCATGTTTTGTCCGATAGAACTTCGTGTTGATGATCTCCTTTCGGAGGAATTTCCACAGTCGCTCGATCAGGTTTAAATTCAGAGAATAGGACGGTAGGAAGATCTACTTGATTTTCGTGCCTTTCACCCACTCTCGAAGCTTTTTACTCAGGTAATAGCGTGCATTATCTGTGATGATGTAGATACTTTCAGCCTCAGGGAGCTTCTCCAAAGCTACCTTGTAAAGGGCGATGGCGGAATCGGTATCGACACTCGGACACTCATGGGCTATGACCTCTGTCACATCATGCGCATTAAGTAGTCCGTTAATATTGACTTGGGCGCCGACCGCTCACAGAGTGGGCTGCTCCAAACGTTTGCCCTTCTTGATCCATGCATAAGTGAAACGTGTGTTGTGAGTCGGATGTGTGCCGTCTGCGTAATAGTAGATATCGCTTTCTTTCTTAGCTCTGAAGCGCTCCTTTATCATTTGAACGATGCCTTTTGCTCCTCTGCATCCGCCTCACAAGAAACCTCTGTAGTCTTCTTGTAAGTAAAGCCGATTTGGGTTCAAAAGATCCATCATTCCGGCTGGCGTATATGCTATTCCGAAGGTATCCTTTACCCATTCGGACACGCTCTTGGCATCGGTAGAAAGATGTCGCTCCAACTCTTCGCAAAGCAGGCTGATTTGCCCACTCTCAAGACGTCCCCAATAACCCTTATAGTGATCTTCCAAAAAAATGTCCGTTTTTCCTCGAACGTAAAGATCCTTGTACCGATAGACGGTAGCGACGTCTATGCTCAAACTTTGGGCAACCAAGTCAGGGCTAAAGTCCAAGGCAAGCATCAATATGCACGTAACCCGAGCATAGTATCTAAGACCGATAACGTTACGCTGAAGTTTGCGCAGTTCCTCTATTTCTTGTTCCGGTAGTTTGAATGACATATCTGCCACAAAGAAGATGTTTTTGTTTTACCGTTTCTGTTCGCAATCCTTTTCCGTTTGGCTATAAGTTTATAGTTTTGCAGACAATATCAAGATAAATATCATCCGATGGGACAGAAGAAAGAGCATAGCAACCTCATCAAAGAGCATTTGAAGAAGCGAGGTTTCACCCAAACATGGCTCGCCAAAGAGTTGGGTATGAGTTTCAATATCACCAACGCCTACGTTCACAATTGCAAAGCAACCTAATCTTACGTTATACCAGGACTTGCCAACTGGGTTAGTTGCCCCTACCTTTTTACTTTGAAAATGGTTCCCAAGTCGATATTATGAGTTTTGGGATAATGTCCAACAGTAAGAATAAAAATAGGGAACACTTGGGAGAAAGATTAGGCTAGAGATATTTAACGTAAAGCTAATGAAGCTTTGCGGCAGTCTTCATCAACAAGGATTGCAATCCTCTATGTGATAATAATGTTGTTTTTTTTACGCTAAAAGTAGAGTTCTTTAAAAAGAGCTTTGTGATTGCTGGTTGACTATGTATCACTCCAATAGAAAAATTTAATTTCCTCCGCATCGTTTGATCGAAATACTAATTAATATTATTATGTTATGAGTTTATGAAAGAACAAAAGAATTTTCTTGTCCCTATGGCATTCTTAGGGCTTATGTTTTTCACTTGTGGTTTTGCATTGGGTATTAATTCATTGTTGGTTCCAGTATTGAAGGTTTCATTAAGTGTTTCTTCAATGGAAGCATATATGCTTATTGGCGCAACATTCTTACCTTTCCTTCTTTTTGGTTATCCTGCGGGAATATTAATCAGTAAGATTGGCTACAAGCGCACGATGGCAATATCGTTTGGAATGTTTGCGGTAGCTTTTGGAGCTTTTATCTTTTCGGCATCAGAAAAGAGTTTCCCCTTGTTTTTGATAGCTTCTTTTACCTGCGGAACGGCTAACACTTTTTTGCAAGCAGCTATTAATCCTTATGTCACGATATTAGGACCTACGGAAAGTGCAGCAAAGCGAATTTCTATGATGGGTATGATTAATAAGTTGGCTTGGCCAGTATCACCATTATTTATTGCTCTTTTTGCAGGTGCTTCGGGTAGTGTTGGTATTGATGATTTAGGAAAGCCCTTTGCTGTTATTATTTGTCTTTTCATTATTTTGGGTGTTGTGGCTCTTTTGTCGCCATTACCAGAAGTGAAGGCAGCTGGTGAAGATAGTGATAATAGTGATGAAGATGACCAAGAGGTTTCAGCCTATGCCAATAGTAAGAATTCTATATTCCAATTTCCACATTTGGTGTTGGGTGCTATTGCTATTTTCTTTTATGTAGGTTCTGAGACGATTGTTTTGGGAACGCTTATAGATTATGCAAATGAGTTAGGATTGGATCATCCTGAAAACTATTCTTGGATTACACCTATCTGTATTAGTATTGGTTATATAACGGGAATCATACTTATTCCTAAATATCTCTCACAGACACGCGCTCTGCAGATTTGTTCTTTTGTGGCTTTGGTGGGTACATCCCTTGTTGTAGTTCTTCCTGGAACCTATAGCATTTACTGCATTGGCGTAATGGCTTTGGGATGTTCGCTTATGTGGCCGGCATTTTGGCCTCTAGCTTTGATGGATTTGGGGAAGTTTACCAAAAAAGGCTCATCGATTCTGACGATGGGGCTTATTGGTGGAGCTGCGATAACAGTACTCTTTGGACTTTTAAAAGATGTCACAAACACTCGATACGCCTATGGCCTTTGCTTTATATGCTTTGGTTATATTTCGCTTTATGCATTCAAGGGGTATAAGTTACGTTAACAATATCTTGATCTCACTATGCCCTAACATCTTGGACACGCTCTCGATCTACACCCCTTCGGCAAGGGTCATTTGCGAGGCGAAGGTGTGGCGGGCCATGTGGAAGGTCAGCCGTTTGGGGATGTGACAAAGCGCGGCGATCTTCTTGAGATGGATATTGACGGTGTCGCAGCCGGGGATCGGAAGGAGGTAGCCCCGGGGCGGTTCGTGACGAAAGGCGCGTGTGTGAATGCCCCTGTACTGCTCGATGATCGCTGACGCCTCGGGCAGCAGGGGAATGTGACACATCCGGCCGGTCTTCACGCGCGGCTTGCGGATCCAAGTCATACCGCCCTCCTCGATCAGATGGTCACGCGTCAAGTGATAAATGTCCGTGTAAGAGAGGCCCGTGAAGCACGAAAAGAGGAACATATCTCGGGAGACGCACTCGTAACTCCCCAGCTGCGAATCGTCCAAGTCGATGATGCGCCGCAGCTCGTCCTTGGTGATGTAGCGCGGTGTGCCGACGTCCCATCGGATGGAGTAACCCATGAAAGGATAGGTGTCAATGACACGCCTTTTGTATAAGTCTTTGAGGAGCGACGCCAGCACGGTAAGATAGCCGGCGGTGGTGTTGAGTTTGAAGGTCTTCTCCTGCGCGAAGTAGGCCTCGAGATCCTCGATAAAGGCCTTGTCCGCCTTGTGCACGGGGAAGTCGCTCACTCGGTAACGATGCCGAAGGAAGGCTGCGAGATGCCCCCGAAAAACCCGGAGGAACTTGTACCTGCGTTCGCTGCGATCCACCCCCACCCGCTCCCGAAAGCGAGCGAGGTATTCCTCCAAATGATAGAGCAGGCCTTGGCTGTTGCTCCGAAGTCCGAAGACGAGGGCCTTGACCTCCTCGGCGGTCACGGCCTCGCCTCCCTTCTTCCGTAAGTCCTCATAGGCGCGGTAGACACTGACTTGTAGGCTGTCCAGCTCGGCGTTTACGGCCACCGCCTCGGCACTTTTCCCGACGAGCCTGTGCTTACGACTGTCCCAAAGCGACGGCGAGCAGGCCGTCTTACAACTGAATTGTACCATCGTTCGCCCTACACTGAGGCGCGCCATAATCGGGCTTTTGCCCGCCTTGCTCTTTGCCCCCCGTTTGAGGTAAAAGAGCAGCTTCAACGTTTTTTCTTTCATCGTTTTGTTGCTTACAAAGTGGAACCTTAAAAGAGATACTTGTCGCTACGCAAAACACTGAATGCAAGAGAAAAAGCCTCGGTTTAGTTACCTCATTTTGCGTCCTCTTGCCGAAAGGCAAAAAGGGGAACGATTAGGTAACTGAACCCCCTCTTTGAAGCCCCTTTTTCTGCATTTTCCCTCTGGTGCAAGCCTCGGCAGGATGCGGCAAAAGTCGCTACCCATCAGCCCTCTCGCCCTTTCTCGCTTTCCCTTGCTCCCTACTCCCATACTTCCTTCAGAAAAGAGTGAGCATCGCGGATTTTGTAATCTGCTGAAAGGCCTCTGCTCTATGTTCAGAAACCCTGCGGCCCATGAGCCCAAAATCCATTGGGAAATATCAGAGCAGGATGCCTTGGAAATACTTGGAATTATCTCGTATTGTCATAGACGTTTAGACAAGGCGCAACAAATCAGGTTGCCCTAATAAGAAGTGAAACGATTTGCCGTCAGGCTGTAGGGGCACAACAGCATCCCCCCATCGGTCCCACGTTTGCGCAAGCCGCGCAAGTTCCGCGGCATTTGCCGAGACGTTTGCGCAGGTCGCGCAAGTTCCGTGGCATTTGCCGAGACGTTTGCGCAGGCTGCGCAAATACCGCGGCATTTACCGAGACGTTTGCGCAGGTTGCGCAAGTTCCGCGGCATTTACTGAGACGTTTGCGCAGACCGGGAGATCTCTCGTCCCTGCTTCCTTAACACGTCGAGGTTTTCCTGCACCGAATCCAATTCCTTTTGCATGATCGCCTCTTGAATCTC